CATTAATGATAAGTTCTTACCATCACCAACAACTTCTTCAAAACCTAAGAACGCCTTAGGAACACGAAGTGCTGTTAATAATTTCTTTTGGATGTATTCGATGTCGGCAATCTCCGCTAGGTTCTGTGCACCAGGTAATGTGTCAATCGGACTTGGTGCTGCAGGGTCTCTAACAGGGATAAAGTAATCTTGGTCAACCGCCATTTGGTTAAATCTCATATCGACATTACCAGTCTTTGAGTCAACCACTTGGTCTCGTTTAAATTTGTTAGCCACACGTTGTACATACGGTTCAACATCTTTGTCGTCCATATTTCCAACATACACCTTGAAAACCCTTCTTTCAGGTGCTCTTGATGTTCTATAAATCAACATCGCGTCTTCAGACAATAGAAGTTGTTTCCAAATACGTCTTGCTTTTTCCAACATAGAGGTACCATAAGGAAGTTTTCTATCATCACCTAACAATCTAAAGTGAGCAATTTCCCAAGAATTAAATTCCATATCCTTGGCTTTCCATTTAAAACGTAATCCTTTGTTTTCTTTTGGTTCGTCAACATTTGCCGACTTAGCAGCCATACCTCTCTCAAGACGCTCAATCTCAATATTAGGTAATTGCATTGACCCTACAACACCTTTCTCAGCGTCGAGTTTCAAATAAACAAAGTTATCACCATACTTACAAGTGTTTCGTGTCCACATTGGTAAGTTGGTGTTTACGTCTAAAACATTGTTGAATAAATCAATCAAAATTGATTTAATTCTTTTTGACTCAGAATAAATCTGTAACATATAACCATTTTGGTCAACAGTAGTGGATTCTTCACCGTAGATATCTAACGCCGCAGATATCTCAGGGGTATATTCCATTGATTCGTAGTCATAAAATGAAGCCAAACGAGTTGGTTCATAATAAACGGCTTGTGTATATAGATTACTTTCAATCTTAGTCCATTGGTTGGCTAAGTAATAAGTTTGTTGAGCCTGAAGTTTTTCGGTCTCATATTCTTGCTTAGATGTCGTTCTAAGTAATTCTTTCTTATCTAATTTATACGTTGGGTAGTCCTGATTTAACAAGGCGTTAGGACCAAAGGCTTGTGATAACCTCTGCCAAACTGTATATTGTTGATTGTTATTTTCCATGTAATAAATCTAATTCTAAATATCAATAATTAAATAGTTAAGGGTTGGTTGGTCTATTGACTTCACCGGTATTATCACTACCCCTTTGTCTGTTTATTATGTTATTTCCACCAGGTTTAACGGTACTAATACCCTTACCTTCAACATTTAATTTTGTACCATTAAATTTGTTTCCTGATTTTTTACGTTGTACTAGTCCCATCTTAGTTTTATTTATAAATATTATCTAATACCAAATAACCAACCGTATCTTTGGTAATCATCTTTACTAATGTTTTGACTACCGTATTGTCGAATCCTTTCTTGTGCGTGGGGGATTACAGGGTTGAAACTAATCGCGTCATGTGATTGTGTGTTTGAGTTTACAGACCAAGACTCAATCATTGCCTTAGTATGTTCAGTAACTTTTGTTAAGTTCGCAAATGATGATTCCGCAACATAAGTCGCCATTGCAACTGACATGATTAAGTCATCGTGATGTCCTTTTTGGTGGTCAGGTCGTCCATTGATGTAAACGAAAGTGTTCATTTCGTTATATAAACGGCTACTATAAATTCTAAACCCGTGTCTCATCACCTCCTCGAAAGAAGCAATAATCTGAACACGTTTATTGTTAAAGTTTATACCAGGTATTTTTTCGGCTGCTTTAGGGTCATATTTCCATTTATTAGAAGTGTCTACCCCATCAACATACAAATTCTTGAAATTCATCTCTTGTAATTTTCTTGACGTTGAAACCCCCATACCACCTGTGATATCAATTACAACAAAACAAGAATACATGTTAGCCCATTTGTAACAAACCTCAGCCATTGTATCAGGAGGTAATTTACCAACAAACTCGGCAACTTGTTCCCTCTCATCGAAGTCAATGATTTGGAATGAACTAAAGTCTTCACTATCACCACGACTGACATCAACACCCATAACATATTTGTGACCAACAACAGGTTCCTTCCATATCCATAAAGCATTACCCATCATTTTATTTTGGGGTTCACGAATCATATTCTCACGAACCGTTTGCATTAATTTAGAATCGAATACGTTATCACCTGAACCCAAGAAGTTACATTCCAACTCCTGAGAAACTTTACGTTTATCATATTTCAATTTTTTAACCATCGCCTCAAACCATGTCGAACTTGGTTTGTAACCCTGATTCATCAATTCCTTTAGTTCGTCGTAATTACGTTCATCAAAAGGTTTTGATTCCCAACTGATAATTTCTTTTTCGTTGTATTCTTCTTTGTTTAACAAATAGTGAATAATATCGTCAGTCTTAACAAGATATAAGTCTTTGGCGTAACGAGGGTCTCTAAACCAAAACATTTCAGAAATTTTGAAGTCATTCATATTTCTTAACGCTTGGTCGTAAATCTCGTAATAAATTGGGTCATATCCGTTAGGGGTTGATACAACGATTACCTTACCACCCGTAGATAGTGAGGCCATACAAGCCGCCCAGAAATCACTATCGGCTTCGATAAAGGCCGCTTCGTCAAATACTAATATAGTTGGGGTAAATCCACGTAAGGCATCCTTAGATGTTGCAACGGCTTTAACCTCACAACCGTTATTTAATTTGTAATGTTTTTGTGAATTTTTTTCCGCCGCAAAATCAATACCTGTCCAACTTGGCCATTGACCAACAAATGCTCTGATTTTATTAGCCATCTCTAAAGAGGTGTCCAATTTGTTGGCGATAATAAGAATCTTTTCAGGTTTAGTTTTTTTAGCAAACGCTAACTTCCTTGAAATCCACGCGGCAGTTACCGTGGATACACCTGCCTGACGATATTTTAACGCAATATTTTCGTTAAACTCTTCATAGTCGTGTAATAAAGAAACTTGGTCAGGAAATAATTCTAACGGTACGTATTTAGATACGGTGTTATCGTAAGTCTGTAGATAAGTTCTTAGTGCGTATTGAACGTCTTTTTGACATTTAACGTATTCTATTAAGATTTGTTCTTTTGTCAAATTAGCCATAAAGGTGATTAATTAGGTTCTTGATATCCCCAAGCCACCTAACAAATCATCAAGGTCATCATCACCTAAGTCATCGTCATCATCTGATGAGTACGCCTGTTCGGCTTCATACTCATTTAATTCTTTAACAATTTCATCTACCATTCTTTGAATGAATTGATTTCCTTGTGGGTTACCTGAAAGGATAAGTTTAGCCACTCTGAAAAATTCCTCTGCATTTAATTTGGAGAATCTCATAAACAGGTAGTGTTGGATGTGTTTCATATCATCCTCGAACAATTCCATTGGGTATGCCGCCATGAACTTTTCCCAAAAGATTGGACCTAAACGAGAATCCCAAATCTCAGCTGGTAAAGTATCTTCAGCCTTCATAACCATTTCTTGTTGTCTTGGGTCATCAGGTAATCCATGAGTACCAAATACTTCATAAACACCTTTAACCAATTCGTGTACTAAAAGGGGGAAAGTCATCGCTCTCGCCTTTACTGTTGGTGGGTCAGTTTCAGTATCAATTTCTTCTTGACCCATTTGACCACCACCGCCACCGGCCATTCCTTCCATATCAGGGAATAACCAATATGCGTGTTCCATTAACGCTTGTGTTACGGTATATAGATTCATCAAACGAGGGTCAATTTGATTTAACTCAGTAGAAACTAAGTTAAACATGTGTCCACCCTTGAATGCGGCACCTTGAATTAATGAGTTTAGGAAACGTCTTTTAGCACGTTCCATGTTAAATATTTCAACATCACCCATAAATTCTTCAATTTCCTCTTCACTTGGTAATTCAGGTTCTTGTTGCATTCCTTCCGCAGAACCCATAGGTTGCATGACTAATTCAGCATCAAACTGCATTGCTCCTTCAGGAATACCTAATTCTTTAACCACCAAATCAACGGCTAATTTTTCTAATTCTTCTTTGTTACGCATCTGAATCATCATTACTTGTTGTAATGACTGCATTACAGACATCATTAAACTTCTTAACGGGTCACTTCCCTGAATTGCTCTTGTGTCACCCATTGCACGTCTAACCTTATCTACAGAGTCTTTAAATCTCTTAGATGAAATAAGTTCAACGTAATCTCTATCCATTTTAGGAATCGCAGGGAAATCCTTACTATATGGGGTTTCTTTTGATGTAATCTTTCTTTCAATACCAGGTTCCATTCTTTCAGGACCTTCGTAATCGATTGGAGCTTCAGTTACTTTTTCTTTATATTCACGAAGCAAAGTATGTTCCTTCTTGGTTAAACCTTCAGTAACCAATTTATGTTCTAATTGTCTAATAATTGTTTTGCTGTTAGTACTTTTCATTAGTCCTGTAATTTAATTCCTAGTTCGTTAAATGTTAACCAAGTTGGTATTTCTTTTTTAGCTTTAGGTGCTGGTTTAACACCTGGCTTTGGTTTGTATGGTGTTGCAGGTTTTGATGGTCTTGACGGTGTGTCAACATCAGGTCTAACCCCTGGTCTTGCAGGTGCCGTCTTAGTACCTTGTTCTTTAACCAAATTAATAAATTCTTTCTTAGTCATTTTTGGACTAATGTGTTTTTCAACTATTCTCATAATCTGTTTCTCAATTTCACTTTCGGTAAATGTAGGATTAATTAAGTTAGAATTCAACTTAGATTTTAAACCACCTGCGAATGCTGATGCAACTTTATTAGTGAAATTACTCATACCACTTTCTTTAGTTTCTTGTTTTTTCTTTTCAGGTAACTTTTTGAAATTGGTTTTGTCGGCGAATTCTTCAGCCATTTTACACCATTTCTTTTGTTCTTTAGTTTTACCGTTGCCACATTTGGCAAAGAAATATTTTTGTTGTTTCTTTGACTCAAATTTTTCCATGATTTCTTTTTCTTGGATTGAATTTGGGTCTCCGTCACCTGTAGGTCCTTTTTGGATTGGGTCTTGAGTGTTCCCTACGTTATAATCTAATTCAGAACCATCATCTTCATACATTTCAGTTTCAGTCACTTGGACATTAATGCCTTGGTCAGTTAATGTTTTAATTTTATTAACATCAGCGCCTTTTACACTTACAGTACCTTTTTGTTCTTTAGTCTCAGTTTTTTTATCACAAACACATTCTGACTTAACTCTGTCACATGCGTCACAATAATCCTCTTTAGACTCATTAAGTCTTTTGTATAATGAATTAACTTGTGACTCAGATAAATTAGTCACTGTAGATGGTCTTAGACCGTATTGAATCAATTTTAATTGTTTTTGGTTAGTTTTCATATACCACCTTCTTTTCAAATTCTAAAACGATGTCACGTTCATATAATTTATCTTTTACCGATGATTCTTCTTCACCAAATTTAAAAACCAATCTGGTTTCTTGTGTAAAGTCAACATCATCAGTTTCATTCTCCCATGATAAAGCGATAACTCCGTCCATCGCGTCCATCATCGAAAAATAGTCGGAATTTTGAACCACCGACATGGTTATTAAGTCATTCTTTAAAACACCTACTTTTTGTATGTGTTCTAAATCAGGTGGGAAGGGGTAACCATTAGATGGTTTAGATTCCCAGTTTTCACCCCAAATTTCTTCAGTCTTATCTGAGAAAATAAATTCATATATGTTATCACCCTTGTAATTAGGTCCAAGTTCATTAACATATATTAAATAACTCATAGAATCTGACCGTCTTTTGTTACTTTAATTTGTTTGTTGTTTGATTCGAAAACCAAGTTTTTATTAACCGTTTTACCAACCAACTTAGCGTTAGGGTATTTGTTAAGTAATTTTTTCGACATCATTAATTGAGATTTACTTTCACAAACATTCTCAAGTTTTTTTGACGTTTTACTTTTTCTCGATTCTGTAATCATTTTTTCATTGTCAGAAGTTTTGAAGTATTTTTTCAATACACTATCAACTTTAGATTCTGTAAACATACCTTCAATCATTTCTTCAACTTTTGACATGTAATCATCACCTTCTTCTTCACCAACTTCCATTTGAACACCTTCCTCAACATCTGAGAATAAGTAATCAACAAACTCTTCACCGTCTTCCATACCTTCAGCCATTTCAGCCGGTACTTCAGTATCTGCAGGTACTTCAGTTTCCATATCAACATCCATTTCAGTATCCATTTCTTCTTCACCACCCTCAAGACCATCTTCTTCAACACCTTCAAGTTTGTTAACAATACTTTCCATATCCTCTTCTTCTAAATCGTTAAGATTTAAGGCCGATAATAC